GCAACCCAAAGCCCCGTCCCCGGCAACGTGATGTTACTTTTCCCAAACGCAACCCACTGATACATGTCGGCGTAATTGATCAAAAAATAAACCTCGTCAATATCGCTATACGTGAAGCAGTAGTATTTCACCGGAAACTGCACCGGTCCGGGGCATGGGTAACTCTCATATTGATAGAAGTCGGAAATCCCCACTCGACCGGGTGTGCTGCCTTCGTTTACTCCGGTCCGGCCGGTGATGCCGAAGCTATTAAAACTCCCCGTCGTAACATCAATCATGATGTAAAGGTTCTCTTTGTAGATCACATCTTTCCCGGCGCTGTCAGTTGTTGCTGTCCAGCCATTTGACTCGCAGATATTTATAAGTGTTGTTTTCATATCGTTGTAACTTGTGCATGTTCCGGTATAGAACGCCATTACACATTCACCACCCTAAGTGTCCATCCTGATTAAATATGTCGCCGCTGTACTATTCATGCTCGGAAACGCTATGTACGTGTTCCCGCCGACCGTTATCGTGTCCTCGGGGTAAACCTCGTCGTAGTCGGACTGTATCCTGTACACGCCATCGAGCGTTCCGTACAAGCCCGCAGTCAGCCTTTGGTAGTCAGGATTACTGTTATACCGCATGGTCAAATCAATGTTGTATATGGGCTTCTCGTCGTTTAACGAAATACCCAAGTATCCCAACGTATATTTGTTTACAGCTTCCCATTTGCCGTCGAAACTGCTGTAAACCTGTCCGTTGTAACCTTTGGAACCGGAACCAGTATATTGAGCGCCTATATAGGGTACCTCGTGGTAGGAACCGTATGTATACGGTTGGTTTTGTCGAATATATGATTCATTGTAGTAATACCCAAACATCCCACCAACGAATACCGGATACGGATACTGGAGCGGCGAGCAATATGGGATGAATTTCCCCATGTAGCCGTGCTCGTAGTAATTTTGCCCGACCTTGCATACAAACACGATTCTTTGAGCGTTCAGCGTTATCCAGTAGTCAATTCTGTCGTAGAAAAGCGGCACCCCGATGCGTTTCATCTGCGGCTGGTTATAGTACGTTTGAGACTCAAGATAATTTGTTGCCACCCCGACTGCGACGTTGTAGTATCCGCTCGCAACGCTCTGGTACGTGTCGAGCCCGACCCATACGGGATCTTCTCCCGTCAGTCCGGGGCCTTTCAGGAAAACATATCTGTTGTCACTTGTTCCGTCGTACATCAACTGTTCCCAACCATTAGCTACCGCAAAGTTTTTTAACACATCTAAAAACTTATAGTGGGCAGGATCGTCTGTTGTCCCCGTAACATATCCAATTGTATGAGGCATTATGTAATCCTCCTTATGTTCCGCTGCATGATATTTACAATGACTTTCTCACCCTCCGGCGTTCCGAGGTAGTTTCCTACGATGGAAGGATCGAGCACGTTGACAATTTTGACACTCGTTGGTGATGCTGTGTCGGCTCCCCTCGGTAACACTGTCTCGCCACGTTGGAGGATCGCAGGAAACTCGTCCGGGCGTAGCCCGTTGTGGAGCCTCGGCGCTCCTGCGAAAGCACCGGCCGGGACGAGTCGCATGGGCACGCTGCTTTGACCGACTACGCCTCCGGAATGGAACAACCCGCCAAACAACCCACCGAACAGCCCGCCGAACAAGCCACCTCCACCGCCGAGCCCGCCGAACAACAACATTTGCAACATTTTATTAGCCAATTGCATCGCGATATCCCTCAGCACACTCGACAATTCTCTAGTTCCAGTGATAGCTGACATCAAACCGCTTTCAAGTGTGCTGAACCAGTTTCGGTATCCCGTTTCAAGAGCCATAACCTGATTATTGGTCCTTTCCATCTCAGACACAACAGTTCCGGATATTTCACCTACAACGTCTTTTACGTATCCTTCAGCCATGAGCATCCCGTTAGCCCATGCTTCGATTAGTCGCTGGCCACCAATGTCGATGGTAGAAAGGGGTCCTTCCGGTGGCGGCGATTCGCCTATGAAAAACTTAGCCACCCGGCTTGCGACACCTTGCGCCGCCTCAACAGCACTTGATGCCCCTGCTTTTATCCCCTCTCCCCATGAAACAATGGCATTTTTGCCGCCTTCATACATTTCCTGAGTTTTCCTCAACACGTTGCTTATCGCAGCGACTACCTTTTCGATAGCAGCACTTACAGTCTCAAACACTGCGACAATTCGGGGCCCCCATGTTTCTATGAAGGCCGCGACACTTTCCAGCACTGTCAACAGTTTGTCTCCCATCCACTCCATGAACGGGACCAGGTATTGCCTCCGAATCAGTTCCCACCGTTCGCCAAGCTGTTTGTCATAGACCTCCGATGCTTCATTGACAACACCTTCTGATTCTTTGATTGTTTCCATGAGTGCCTTGATGCCTTCCTCGCCGCCCTGAAGTCCCCGTACCATTTCCTGACCTGCCATTTTCCCGAGTATTTCCAAAGCGGCTGTCATTTCACTTGACGACAAATTACCTTCACTTAGTCGTTGCAATAACCTTGGAAAGGCGTCTTCTGATACCTTGATCGCTCCGTTTTCGAGTTCCTCAAACTTTATACCGAGTGTGTCTAACGCTTCCATTTGCGCTTTCGTAGGCTTCTCCAACGCCTGCATTGCATAGCGTAACCCTCGAACAGCAGCATCTGCTCCGACACCACGTGATTCGAGATGACCAAGCAACGCTATACCTTCCTCAAGTGGGATGTTCAATGCAACCATCGCTGGCGCTGCTTCTGCTAGTGCTCTTTGAAGCGTCGATAGATTTGCTCCAGTTGTTTGCGACACAGCAAGTAAGCTGTCCATTAACGGCACAGCATCTTCAAGTTCTCTATTGAATGCGAGCAATATATTTGTGACGTCATCGATTGCTTGTGTAGTGTCTTGTCCAGTTACCTTTGCGAAATCAAGAAAGGATTGCGTATGCTTCTCGAGGTCGTCTCCTAAGTCACCGTAACGTTGCTGCAATCTCGTTACAGCTGCTCCAAGCTCAGCATATGAGTCAGTGTTTTGACGATAAAGCTTTTGTATTACTTTTTGCGCTTTCTCTGCTTCTGCAGCGGATGCACCAGTGGCGACCTGAAATTGCTTGGTGGCGTCGTCAAGTTCGCGCAGATTTTCAAGTCCCGTCTTCGCCATTTTATAGAGAGCGGCTCCAGCGGCAACAGCAGCACCTGCAAGTCCAACCTTTAGCATGGTTGACATGCCTTTCACTTGCGTTTGTGCCGCCGCAATCCCTTGGTTAAACTTTCTTGCATCTAATTCAAGTGTGCTATATAGCTCCCCAACCTTGAGCGCCACTGCTACACCCCCCACACTTGTTTAACTGCTCGCTCTGCCAATGCTGGATCCTCTATGATATGCTCCTTAGGTTGTTTAGCTTGACTGATAACGTTTATAAGTGTGCTGTTCATTCCTAATCCTGCAAGCAAAGTAAGAAACCTGCGCCAAGACAAAGTGTCTAATTCTTTAACCAAGTTTATGCCATACTCTCGTTGAAAGTCAGCTTCGATCAATCCCCACTTTTCGATGATGTCTACCGCTTCTTGTTCGTTTTTTTTTGACCGTCGTTTGTTTCGTCCTCTGGTTCTACGCCTTTGTAAAGGTTCCATATCCACTCAAAGATGTGTTCAAATTCCTGTATCGTCACTCCGTCGGCCATCATCTGGTCGAATTGCTCTCTGCCTAAAACGTCGACTCCCATTTGCTCAAGCTCCAGCTCTGATAGTGCCCCTTCCATGCCCTTATTGCGTCGTATCTTGTCGAGTCGCACTACAGCACCAAGAGAAGGAGAAGGAGGGACGGTGTATTCACGTCCCTTCACCTTGAATGTAATATTCTCCTGATGTGCTTCAGCAAAGAATGCGTCGAAGTCCCTATACTTGCTACTCATCGCAAGCTCCCCTATCAGCTTTTAGTCACTTTGCCATTGATAGTGATTGTCGCTCCCCAGCTTGTGGCGTCGTTATGTCCGCCACCAATATCAGCAGGTTCCACACTACCACTGAATGTCAGGACTGTTCCTCCCGGTGATGTGAGCCTGAAGTTCCCTATCGCTTCCTCACCGATCTTTTCAGCAAGTCCATCTACTATTTCCTGCCCGGGATCTCTCGCGCCAGTGTCTTTGTCCTCAATGTAGAACCCTTCCATGGTCAGCGTCCTGCTGCGTTCTGCAACAAGATGCTCAGCCCATCCCTCGCTGTCGAACCCAGTCGTATCAGCATCTGTCTTGCTGCCACCAAACGAAAAAGTATTTATACCGCCTACTTCCTGAAACGCACCAAGTTCGTCCTCAACCTCTAATTTCCATTCTCTTGCTAACACTCTCGTTAAAGCCATTTATAACCCCCCCTATCTTATTTTCTATGCCTAGAAGGTCGCTTGACCTCTAGTGCAAAGTTTAATGTGTACATGTGCCGTCCATTGTCATCTTCGCCAAGATAAACTGGCTCGCTTTGTATACCTTCACATTTTACAACCCAATGTCCTCCTGGTACAAAAGCACCACCACCAAACCCATGAAGTGCATCGTATATCTCCATCGCCTTTTCGTATCCAGTCCGAGGATCTACCGTTCCCCTGACTAGTATCTGCAAGGTGGGCGTGTCGTAAGCATGCTTGATTGATGCTCCGTATCCACCTGACGGATTGACAGCAACAGCGGTAGATGGTTCAGCTGGCAAACGGCCCATAAAGACATTATTGGCTCCGCCTGTCGTGCTGTAATCCACAATTCCGTTGCTTGCCAGATATTGCATGACCTCTATTATGATGTTCATTTGTGCGCATCCTCCAAACGTTTCCGGATATACTCACGCACATTGTCTACCTGCTCCTTGACCGTCATTTCAAGCCACTTCCAGCGCGCCTTGGGATCGGTATATTCAAGGCCCGGCTCCTCGTGTACCTTGATCGCGTAAGGGGTATCGTAATAGACGGATGCTTGCATAGCCTCTTCGTCAACATCAGTGCTTCCTGATCGTTCGAGTGTTCCTTCTCGGTACGGATTGGTTTTGTTCGCTTCAGTAAGGATATGTTCAGCGGAATCTCTCAACGCTTTGATCTGAGCTTGTCGAATCCTCTTTGTCACGTCGTCGCCATACCAACGCATGGACACGCTCATTTCAGCGTCACCTCGGTATGGTGTGGTTTGGAGAGAACGAGAGGATTGTCATAACGTGCTGAAGAGATAACTTCGTAATCTTCACCTTCAAAAGTGATAACGCTTTTCGGTGGTGGTTCGTAGTCGGGGTTCATAAAAGCACGTGCGCTGGATACAATTTCCTGTCCTGTCGAGTCCCTCACGAGCTCGTGTTTCTTCTCAAAGTAGCACAATGCCTCATAAGGATCGTCGAACAACGGCCCATACGGCCCATTACCTTTATATTCTTTGACGGTTATTTTGTGAATGAGTAGCGAGCTAGGTATCATTTCGTATCAACACCTGTGTAAAGCAAACCTTCCATGAACAATGCTTGGTATGCTCGTGGTGCAAGCGGCATGTTAGATAGTGAATTTTGTGTGCTTCCTAGCGAAGCCGAAAAACTTCCCAAAGACAAACTGCCGAACATCGACAGCACGCCCAAGGGGTCTCCTGTCGCTTGCCAAAACTCAACCTGAGCGCATGTAGCTAATTTGGCTGCTTCCATATGCAAATAATTATTTACATTTATTTTACCAAGTGTATACATGTCAATTAACATGCTAGCGCAATCTAAAAGTCGTTGCGAATTGTTGTCTAGTTCAAACTCATTAACACCTAGATAACTTGCTAAATCTGCAAGCGTGGCATATGACATTATTATGCCCTCCTACAATATAGCGAAGCAGGGAGATGTCTCCCCGCTTCGCTGAGCCTATGCAGCTTTCATTACAGCAAACGGATATTTCTCGTCACGGTTTGGCCCCATCGCATGTATTGGATTAGGTACTGCCCATCCTAACCGCATAACCACTCGCAATGCGACCATATCGTTCTGCATCAAGTTAGCAACTACTTTCCCAGTACTATCGGTAATTACTCCCTCTCTGAAGATGTCGAAGCGCATATCTGAACGTATGCTGTAAACTGCCTGGTTCATATCGCCGACGATAAATTTAGCTGTCGCATCCCTCATTGTTCCATTGCGCACGTATTCGATCGGCAACCCCCAAAAGGTGCTAGGTTCGCTTTGCGCCAACGAAGGTACAAACAAAGGTCTGCCATTTGCGTCAACTAAGTTCCTAAGCTCCCTCTTGGCTTTAGGATCAATGATCCATCCAGTAGGATTGTAGCCCACATCCTCAAGTAACCCCATTAGGTTGGACGCATCAGTGCCCAATCCTCCCTGAGCTGCTGTAGCAGTACCTTGAGTAACAGTGAAGCCACGGCTTATCGCTGTAGGTACTATGCCACTTGGCCAGGAAGTCGGCCTCCCTTGCCCCCATATAACAGCATTGTCAATAGCAATTCCAAAAGCTTCGACAATTCTCGGTCGGATCTCATCCCATATCGGATATTGGCTATCCTCTAGCACATCCTCACCAATAGGCAATATGATCGCCAGCGGCTCGGCGTTGATATAGACATTCCTCCACGCCATCTGGTGAGTATCTTTTAACCCAGGAATTGTGGTTTCGGCTACGCTATCTGGTGCTTCTACGTCGGCCCCAAGCGTTAAGTCATCATTAACAGTTCCTGCGATAAAGCTAGCTGCTCCCATTGAATTGAGAACAGGCATTCTCAACGTCCTAGAACTCATATTAGGTAGTCGTCTAAACAAGCTTAAAGTAGCCGAAGCTTCCGTTATACCATTAATTACTTCATTAGCTACTTCCTGCGGGATAAGAGGAAGCGCGTCAAATTCCGTGATCGCGTACTGTCCGCTCGAATTTATTTCAGCCATTCCTATCGCTCCTTTCTAGTAATTTAACGTTTTGCCATCTTACGAATGGCGGCATTCATGTCGACCTTTCCGCCCTTGTCCTGCGGTTGAGTGAAGGTCCCCCCGCTCTTTTTAGGCGGTTCTTCAGCCTTCAACTTAGGGTAGGCTTCCAGCGTCTCTTTCAACACCTTTTCAATGTCCTTTTGCGACATTCCCGGCTCAAGTTTCCCAGTTCCTTTTAGGAATGCCCACGTAAGCTCCACATCTGCTCCGACGCTTATAGCTGCCTTGTGAAACGTGTTTTGCAATCGTTCATTCTGTATTTCATTCTGCAATTCCTGTATCTTTTTAAGTGCAGCGTCCACGTCGGCTTTACCTTCCTTGTCGTCTCCGAACCCGAGAGCCTTTCCAAGGTTCTTTTTGAGAGCCTCTATCTCTTCAGCAAGAGCCTTGCGCTCGGTCCGGTACTTGGCAGCCTCTTTCCTGACGGCCTCAAGTTCTTTCCTTAGAGCTTCAGGGTCCGGCCCCGATTGCCCCTTGCCTTCAGCAGTTTCCTGCTGATCGGCTTCGTTCGAGGACTGATCTCCGGGATCGTCCTCGGCAAACATTTGCAAATCAAACTTACGCCTCAATGCGTCTAGCATCCTGTTGGCCCCCCTTTTCAAATCAAGGTGCACCTGGCACCTTGTATATATTATACACTTTCTCTGTCCCTTTGTCTCTTTCTCCCTGTGTCATCTAAAAACTCACGTAGTTTAGCTTGCTTTTCTCTTACTTTACTAGCTGCTTTCTTCTTCTCTTCATCTGTGATAGCAACAGCTTGTCGTTGCTTCCATCGTCGAATATCACGTTCAAGCTTGCGTTGCTCTTGTGCTTCCTCGAAGTCCCCTTTTCCTACCTGCTCTTTTGTCGGCTTCTCCGTAAGCCCCGGGATATACGCTCCCAGCGAATGTCCGCAGTTCGGATGAAAAAGTCCTTCTGCTATAGCAGTGTCAAGAGCCGGATATTCGTCACTTTTTCCAGATATGCTTAGCACCTGACCTTCCCACGGCTCACACAATGGACATGAGTCAGCATGAAAACTTACAATCACCAAGTCATAATCGTTGTCTTGCAACCGTTGTATTGCTCCTTCGATAGCTGCTTGTCCTGTCGTCGAACGTGTCGCCATTTCAGCGTATGAACGAAGCGACCAGCTACGACCTGCTTTATCTATGAAACCTGTTATGCCTTTGTCGGCAAATTCATTTAATGCTCGCTGTGTCGCTTGCTGTCTCGTCTCAACCCCAAGCTCCACCATCTGAGATGCTTTGCCGATGATAGAGCGGTACTCATCGAGTGATTGTCGAGTGATCCGCAAGTGAGTCTGACCAAGCGTACCTGCAAGCTGTCTTGTTAACACCATGACTTTGCGTTCATCAATCGTTCCGAAACCTGTCTTGATTGGTTTATCAAGTTTCTTAAGATCCACTTCTATACCTTTTTGTCCTGTAGTGTATGCTTTCTTCACAGTTTCTGCTGCCGTTTCTGGCATCTTCTTGTCAAGGTTCGCAACCTGCTTTTCTAGTTTAGCTTTCACTCTGCTAATTTCTGATTGCTTTATTGCGGCCCAGTCTGGAGCGTAGATGTCGTCTGCTAACTCTTTCGCTACAATCTCAAGCATCCTCGTTTCAGCTTCAGTGTAAAGTTCTAACAAGTCTCGTGCTAATTGTTCAGCGTATCTAGGATTGATAGCCATAATTACCACTCTCTAAAGTCAGGTTCGGTAACCGCTCGTCCGCTTTCCTCCATAATGCGCTGCACTTCTGCTTTCACCTGGTCATAGCTCCATTCGGGATGAAGCATTTCAACCTTTGTCTGTATCGATGCCGCCTCAGCTTGATTAATCGTAAGCACAGCTTTTGACAATTCGTCCATCGATTCTTGTATCGAGTCAGCGAACGTGACACGTGGTCTGTATGCAATTGGTGTATCGCTGTTGAGGTAAAGTCGATCAACTTGAAGCGCAAGATAAAGTATATCTTCAATGCGCGGTTTGAAATGAGCGGCCTTTTTCTGCTGTGTTTTCAAACTTTTCCGTTCTCGTATTCTAAGAGCCGTTCCACTCTCGGCCCTTCCTGCGATGCTGAGACCAAATGACTGCGGGCTATAACCTGATGCCGTGATAATCCTGTCCAGCAATTCAATAGCTGTCTGCCGATGCTCCTGCGCGCGGATCGCGAACTGCTGTACCGTAAGTGGCTCTTCCTCCCCGGGGGGTCCCATGTTCGGTAACCTGACAAAGACCGTGCGGTCCTCATTGAACATAAACTTCCCGCTCTGGTCGTCTTTCTCAAGCCATTGCGAAGGGACAATAATCCTGCCGCGTGCGCGCCTGATATCGTCGATCCACAAGCTGAACGTTTCATCGAGTGCATCCATAAGCGGTTCTTGTCCTGCAAAGTCGGACATACCAAGTGGAGAACCCCTGAACAACCTGTTTGGTATTCTGTTCGGGATGTACCTGACAAGCAGGTCATCAATCCCTGTCGCTATCACGTCCTGCAATTCCTCAGTGCTTTCATGAGCATCCAACGGCCTCCGGATACCCAGTGCACTATCGGAACCTTCGTACAATGAATGCTCGATAAGTCCTGCTTCATGATATTCGATATGCCGCCACACTTTGCTTTGCGTCCGTTCAACTTCTCGAACGAAAGAAACTGAGCGAAGGTCTCCTGCAATGCCGAAGGTGGGATATGCCACGTCTGGTTGACAGATTGTGATTATCGGGACTTCGTACCAGTCGCTATCCCAGTCAACTTTCAGATAGCAACCGCCTAACGCTGCAGTGACTTCTGCTGCCGATATCATCGTCGAGATGAAACCTGACTGTTCAATAATTTCGTCGAGTCTGTCTTGCGCTCTTTGTGCTTCGCTATTAACTTCGTCCTGCTTCGCTTCTGGTATCTCAATGGTAGGTGGTTCCGAAAAAAGAAGATCCGCCGAAACTCCTGCTATGTCGCCTGCAATTGGAACGTGTAAAAGGGGTCTATTCTCGTCGTCATAGGTTTTCCCCCAAAACCGTCCTTTTGATGTAGTGGAGTAGCTGCAAACGTAACGGTAATAGTTAGCGAGTCGTTCGGTATCTCCCGAATACCAAGCTGCCCATTCTTGCATCTTCGCTCGCTCGTTATCCCATGCTGTAACGGGAGGCCACGTTGAAACATCTAATATTCTCATTTGTTATTCTCGCCCTCCCTCATCGTTGTGAGTATACAATCACATTACTATTTATGTCAACTTGCAATTAAATATAAATATCACGAATCCATTACTAAGTTATAATATCGTCCTAATCCATTAACCGCATACCGCAAAGCATCAAGACTGTGATCATGTTCTTTGATCGGTTTATCTTCGCCACGTTCTTGTGCTTTCGGATCCCATGCGTAACTTGTGAATTCTTCTTGTAATCCTTTACATGACTTATGTATGAATAGCTTTTCAGCTGAAAGAAGCGATGATATTTTTCTAATACCATCAAGCACCGTGTTGTCAGCTTGTGCTACTCGGCTTAATGCGGGATATTTTCGTCTCATTTGCCACAAAGCCAACCGAAATGACTTCGCCGACGGATCGATGAAGATCCATTCTGGTTTTATATCGCCAAGCCAATTCACGAAATCTTCGGCATATTGGACATCTGTTTTGCTTCGTGATAATTCTGCTCCCGCTTCGTGACGGTACTCTCTTAAAACATACAATCTATTGTCAATGCCAATACCAAGCAAAATAAATGCTGTTGCGTTACTCGTGCCGTAATCTACGCCAACCCAATATTTCTTAATACTCGGTATATCACCTGTTACATGTCGTGCCGCATCGAACATATCATATACAACGCCTTCTGCCATGACCCATTGGCCAAGAATATAACGTTGATACCATACGCCTGTATATTCAGTTTTTAGCGCTTCTACGAAATCAGGATCAAGAAACGGATTATCATCCAGCTGAAAATGAAAGTGTTTCAACCATCGTCCATCAGTATTATCTATGAATTGCTTCAGCCAATGGTGTGGTGACCCCGGGTTGCACGTGCCATCAAACTTTGCTCCAGGTTTATCGAGCCGTGATTTGAGCATCTCAAAGAACGACTCCGGCCAAGTTGTAACTTCATCACCATATGCATACACAAGACCGATGCCTTGTATCTTGGTCACAGCTCGCTCGTCGTTTGCACCTACCACATAACATCTGCGACCAAATATGTCAACTAATCCATCGCCGTAAACTTGTGAAACTGCTTGAGGCCCATAAAGCCTTCGTAGTGGATCGATGACGTTGCGCTTCAATGTTCGCTCAGTCTTGCCGACAAGCAGGAAATTGCCTTCACCTTGTTCAGCTACCCTCAACGGTAAAAGAAAGAAAGACCCATATGTCTTGCCGCTTCTCACTGCACCTGAAAGAATGTTCCAGCGTGCATTTGCTTCGGCAATCACATTAGCTTGTTTTTGACTGAACACTTGCCGCTTCCCTAATTGCATCTACAAGCTCCTTTAATTTGATATTATGATCATCCGAATCATCACCACGTTTTTTCTGCCCCCACCGCTCGGGGTAGCGACGCTCCAAATACCATGCGGCAGCTTGCCATGTCTCTTCTGATGCCATAAGTATTGTCTGTATCCGCTTAGCTTCTGCAATCGCTTCTGCTTTTTTTACGGTCTCCGCCAATTCTGCATAGGGTTTCTTTCCCTCTCTCCCTTTCTTCATCCATTCGTAATATGTGCTTTGACCTATCCCTAGCGCTTTACATGCTGTCTCCACATAATTACCATTTGCTATGAAGGTAGCGATTTTATCAATCATCTCTTTCGTTAATTTTGTTTTTCTCATTTATCATCCCCACAATCATAGTTGAATTATATCCTTATAGCAATATTCTTTTCCATCTCTCTCGCATGTTATTTTTT